AATAAGGCGCGGTTGGCACTAGGCCAAGCCATGTTGGCGACGCTTGCGAACATACACTGCTGACTGCTACTCAGGCTGATCCCCAAGGACTCCAGAGACCAAGGATGGATAGTAATGTTCGGTGGCATTGAGAATGCAGGATGGTCGCTCATACTGTCGTCCTCGTAGAAAGCCCAAATGCTTGTATGCTATTAAAGGTGATGACGGCAAGTGTGGCTGTTGCAGGTAGAGGAAATGCAGATGCCTGTTCTGCCAAGCCCACTAATCTGCAACACTCAAGCGTGGGCCAAATGTCCAGTATCGTCGCAGTGTTGGTATCCATGGCACATGCCAGGTAAAACCCCCCGGGGCCTATCGTGAAATCGGTTACGTCTACAGTTTGGAGAACGCTTACCCCTGTCTGATCCGTGCTTCCTGTAGAGGCTATCTTGGTTCCTGCCAAGTCATAAACGCCAATATCAAAGTGTTCCGTTCCAGGTACAGTCTCGCCGTTTAGCAACCAGAACTGTGTTACGGTGATGGGTACGGCCAACCGAAAGGGTATGAACACGGCTCGATTAGCCGCAGGCCAGGTGGACGATGACATGGTAGGCTGTTGACCAAGGCCCGCAACAACGCTACAGATGTTAAAGCCGCTGATATTCGGCATCTGGCCCATAAGTTGCGCGAGTTCAGGCCATCCACCCATACGTCACCTCCTTCCGTAGCACAGGTGTGTCAAGTTACCTGCCCAATACCTTCTGCGTTCCATTGAGCAGTGACGTTGCCGCCGTTGCCCCAGAACGGAAACCCACCGGAGTCGATCCAGTAGATCGGGATGCTGTCGGCGTCGCCAGTCACGAACTTGTAGACAACGAGCCCCTGGTATTGACGGGTGCCCACGCCGAGGGCCGTCCAGGTCACGTCGGTAGCGTCGAACTCGCCACGGTTGTTCACCGTGTCACAAGTCACGGCCTCACCCGCCAGCGCCTTATCGACGTAGTTGGCTCCGTCCGCTACATCTATCGTCGTGAAGCCAGTAGCGCCGGACATGAACTGCTTGTCCGTCTCGGTGTCGCAGGTGGTGTTGGTCATGACCATGCGGACGCGGATGTCGTCCGTGTCGAGATCAATAGCCCCGCTCATGATCTTGGCCTTGGCGTACATGTACATGAAGTTTGCCATCGTTACCTCCTTGAAAAGCCCCAAAGGGCTGCTAACTATTATGCTGAGCCCATAAGCCTCACCTCTGGAATGAGGGCAGCCGCTACGGTCGTGAAGGCATCGATGTCTATTGTGGCGGGTGCAGCGCCCCCCGTGATGGTCAATGTCCCCGAAAGGTCGGGTTCATTCGCTATGTGGGCCTCAAACGTGCTGTCATAGGTAAAGCGTGTAATGGTCTTCGCGCTGGTGGCATAAACTGAATGGCAGACGAGGAGGATGTAATTGCCCGCGTCCAGGGCAACGTCGGGGTCAACGTCAATTAGCCTGACGCCTGTATTCGCGCCGCAGACTTCAGAAACATTGATGAGTCTCGTCTGCCCGTCCTCCGCGTAGAGGGCGAAACGCACAGCGCTCGCCGCGGCCCCGCCCGCGCCGATGTTGTAGCGAAGACCTGTAACGGTGATGGGCCTGGGCACATAGACGACGCCGAGGTGAGCTGTCGTATCATTGGCAGCCAAGGCAACCGCAGTGGACGCGCCGGTGATGGGTTCGATGGGCATTGGAATCATGGACATGACGGGATCATGCAGGACGAGTTCATTGTCCCGAATCTGTGCGTCTAACAGAGCCTTGGTGACGACCTCCCCTACTACCCAAGTACGCGGCGCGGTCCAACTCATTGTCTATTCCTCCTAGTATGCAATCTTGCTCGTCGGGTAATCGGGATGAGCAGCCGCATACTCCAATTCGCTCGTGCCCACTATCAGACAACTCCCATCACCCGCGCAGGACGACAGTTCATAAGTGACCATGTGCTGCGCCTTCCCCCTGATGCTGTGGTAGATATGCTCAATGTAGAAGTCCTCATGGATTGCCAGCCCGCAGGCATCGTCGGCGTCTATCGTTACCCTATCGCCTATCATGCCCGTCAATGCCTGGGCCGTAGATGTCTCACTGCGATCCGCTGCGAATGTCAGGGCGGTGATGGCCTTATGCGGGTCCTTATAGCGGCTGACGACGTAATCACAAAAGTCCTGGGCATCGTCGATATTTGCAAACCAGATGGGCGAGGCCGGGTAGGATTGAGAGCCGTAGGCGGTGACAGATGTGGTATCTTCTGCGGAGACCTTGCTTTCGCAGGCTTTTGTCCAGGGGATGCCCCGCGCCTGGGCGTTGTAGATAGTCTGGGTGCCCCTAACGTAGTGATTGACTACCTTGAAACTCATGTTGTTGGCCGTCTTGACTACATCTTCAACTTGGAAGCCATCGTAGCTGTAGCCTACATTTACATCCGTGCCGGGGGCAGGCGTTGTCCAGGGGTCAACATAGACCGCCGTAGTGCCTCCCGTAGCGGCGGTAGGATATACTGCGGTGAACTTGACATACCCACCAGGCCCCGTCGGGATACTCGCCCCGCTATAAGTCCAGAGCACGGCGAGGCTGCCTGCCGTCGGCGGGGGCTGAATCGTAACCTGGGCTTGGTTGTAGACGGCGCTTTCGCCCACTTCGATGTCCATGAATGGGATGCCCAATCCAGCGGTATCGCTGAACGTGGCCTGGGGAGTCAAAGACCTCGTTGCTGTTGACCGATGCTGCCTATCGTAATAGTTGAGCAGGTAGCTATATAGTTTCAGGTCGCGTGAGTCATTTGCCGCATAACTGAGCCCCTCGGTAATCAACCCTTCGCCTTCCACGTCTTCCATTTGTCTGAGGAGTTCGAAGAGGCTGTAATCGCCCTGTATCACCATTGAGGTCGTTGTCTGGCCCGTATCGCGGTCGCCGCCCATACCAGACCAGCCAGCTATCGTCAGGAGAATGACGCCAATGTAATTCCCTGTCGTATTAGCCCCCAGGGTATACACCAACGGTAAGGTTCGGTTAAAAAATGCTAAATCGCCCATGCCTTCGAGGTCACAAGTAACTACACCACTCAGGTCAGGCTTACCCTTGAGGGCCGATAGCCGACCGTTCCAAAGCGGCCAATAGGTCAATGTTGTCAACCCACTATTGTCATGGTTAATCGTCCCGCTGGTTTCTACTAAACCCCTGGCTGATATCTTGTCCGTCCGCGTCCCAGATTCCTCATCCATCTGCCACCAAGCATAGAGAGCCTTGACATCGTTAACGTCGTAACCAAGATAGGCCCCATCGGTATCAGAAACTCCCAGCTCGCTGTAATGCCGGCCATTCCCCCCATTGTAGAGCCAGGTCAGTTGTGCCGCCGTCAGGTTCGTGCCCGTCGGCTTCCAGATGGCAAGCGGGCCGATACTGCCGGTCATAAAAGAAGAACCTATAGCTCCCACCGTAAAAGAGGCGTCAGCATCCCGTACACCAGTGATTGCGTCGGTATCATGCACTCCGGCGTTGACGCCGATCCCGATCACGTTCGCAGTGGGATTATGGTAGACATGCACCATGCACCAGGTATCCGCAGGGATGTTGCCGAAGGTAGTAGCCGTGATGGAGGTCTGGCCCGTGTCAGCAAAGTTGCGGGCTACAAAGTAGAACTGGTTGGTGCTGGTAATAAGATAGTATTCCCGATGGGTCGCCAAACCCCACTTGCCTATGATATACGCCGCGTCACTCGGCATAGGCACCTTGGCCCACACCACCATGTCCCAGTAAATGTCGCCTACAGAAACATCCGCCACATCGCTGAGCGCCAGGTATGCCGTATCAGTAGAATCGAAGAGGGCGGCGTTGCTCGTCTTACGATAACCGCCTGACAAGCGGAGGACGTGTCCGCCTTCGAGCTTTCCGTCGAGTGGCCCGCCAGGGCTGTAAGTGCCAGTGGTGTTTCTAAGAGTCGCCCTAAGCTGCCCAGGCGCACATCGCCCTGGGGGGCGCAACACGTCTCCAATTCCTTGAAAAGCCTCTAGGCTCAGAACATCCCCGGTGATATTGGTGTAAGGATGGGAGGCGTAATCCGAGGCCGCGCCCGCATCGTTCCATGCACACTCCAAGAGGTAGGATGTCTCCATTAGAGTCCCCTGAACCTACCCCGTCGCATGGCGTCAGCAATGACGCTTTCCAGATCGCGCTCGCTGAGAATCGAGCCCTTGACATTCAGATAGATGTTCGTAGTGCCCCCAGAACGAGCGGGTACCACAGACTCGCCAGCATGGACGTATGCCAAGCCGCTACGGTTGATGTACCCGCCGCCCGCGAGGGCAGGGACACCCATTGCGCCGCCCGCGCCACTGATAGCAGCGGCTCCCAGAGAACCGCTGATGTTGTTTAGGATGTCCCGTATATCAACGAGTAGGCTGAGGAAATTGACCTGGCCGGCGATGTGGCTTAGGAGAGTTACGATCCAATCGCGCAGGTTTGACATCATGGCTACGAAGCCGCCCGCTACCGCCTCCTGAACACCTACCAGTTCTTTACTTACGCCCCCCAGGTTGCCGCTCAGGGTCTTGGTCATACCCGAAATATCAACGTCAACGCTGGTTTCCACATCCTTCAACACTTTCTCTAGCGGTGCGAAGATGCCCGTCTCAGCCCCAGGTACGAGTTTCTTGATCTCATCCCATAGGGATAGGGCCGAAGCCATAGCAGCTTCAGCGGCGGCCTGGTCGCCCCTGTCGATAGCAGCAAAGGCTTCCTCAATGGACTTGACGACGGTCGGCCCTTCGCGTGTTGACCATATCGACTTAATGGCGTCGTCAATGGCCCCACCTGTCGCAAGGTCTTTGGTAAGGGTATCGAATGCGCCCTGCAAATCCTCGACAACCTTCTTCTGGTCGGTTATCTTGCCCTCAAGGAGCTTTGCCAGGTCTGCCGCGTTCACCTGGGCGTCGTTCCAGGTAACCAGTTGGTCGCTGAGAGACTTGATCGCCGCATCGCTCAGGCTGGCACCTGCGATAATCTGGTCGAACGAGAACTCGGCGTAGCCGCCGAGGTCCTCAAAGAACTTCTGAAGGTCATACTGCTTAGGCCCTAATGTCACCTTCTCCTGTAGGTTCACCGTCGAGGCTTTGGCCGAGAAGATGGCCATTTGATCACCGGCGGTCTTGATGACTTCCTGGATTTTCTCGAATGTGAGTTTGCCAGCGCCATGTAGGTCAATGCCTATTAACTTAGCCAAAGCCTTAACTTTGGCAGACAAACCTATTGAGGCGTAGTCGCCTTCTTCTAGGCCCTCCGTTAGCACTCCCAGATTGACCTTAGCCATAGCAAGGGCGAGCTTGTCGGAGTCCTCCTGTATCGCTTGACTAGCATCCGAGAATGCCCGCGTGCCTTCGAGCGCCGCGCTCTGCCAGCCTTGTAGCTCCGCAGTATTGGCGGCGATATCTTCTTGTAGGTCGTTGATGTGCTCACCGGCGGCGTCAATGAAGCCGTTGACTCCATCAAGCGCCTGTTCGAGTGCGCCCAACTCGTCGGTCTCATTGGTGATGGCAGCGGTCAACACCACTAGCCCCTGCTCGGCTGTGGTCCGCATGGACTCACGGAGGGCGGCAAGGTCGGCGTCCAGGCCACGGAAGGCTTCACCGGCAGCATCCCCCGCTCCACCTAAACCGGCACCAAAATCGACAACTGGGGGCGTCGAACTCTGGGCAGCTTTAGCAGCATTCTTAATGGATTCCGTTACATCTCCCATGTGGGCTTCAAGTTGGTCTGCTGTATCCCACAGTTGGTTCATGGCCTTCCGCAAGGGGGCCAATGCTTCGATTTGCTTCTCATATCCTGGCATGATTGGCCCAACGGGAGGGCCGCCTGTCGCTTCCTGATAGAGTGACGCCATGATATCGGCCTGCGCCCTCATATTGGCCGCAAGCGTATATCCAAAATTGATAGCATAGGCCGCACCAGCATCTGCCCCAGCTTGGGCGAGTTCAGCTTTGAGTTGTTCAAGCCTGGTAAGCATAGGTTCCCGCACAGCCTCGGCCATTTCCCATGAGACCTGTTCTAGTTTCGGGATATGGCCGATGAATGACTCAGCAAACGGGATTTTCCTAATCTGATCCAAAATCCAGTTCAAACCATCAATGATCCTATTGATGGACTTAATGATGCCGTTGACGGCACCTTCGGTTACTTCGACGATTCTCCCCCATGCTCCCGGCCATTCACTAGCCGCAAGGCTACCAGCAGCATAGCCAAGGAGCATAAGGGAACCAATTAGACCAGCGCGAGCCGATAGACTCATATTGGCAACGGTAATGGATTGAGCAATAGTTATGAGATGCCCAGCAATTTCCATACCCTCAAGGGTTGCCCAAGCTGCGATAACCGCATAGACCAGTTCCTTATGCTCTCGCAAAAACTCGCCGGTTTGCTTCAAAGAATCTAGTATCTTGGGACCGTGAACGCTCCACCATTCCCTAAAGGCATCAATGAGCGGCAGTAGAAACTCCTCAGCTCTCTTGAATCCCTTTTCGGCAAGATCAACAACAGCCTGGGAGAATCGTTCGATATCATCCAAGTGGTCAGTTAGGAATTCCCCAATGGCACCGAAGACACGGGTAGCCACAGGAAGCAAGGCCGTACCCAGTGCTTCCTTCACATTCTCAATCTGGTTGGTCATCAATTCCCACTTGCCCGCTGCCGTCTCCGCGTAGGCCGCAGATTGACCACTGAATTTCTGCTGAACAAGACCTAGAACCTCGGTAGCATCCGCACCCTCTTTGACACGGATGCCATATCGCCCAAGAACATTGACGTTCTCATTTGTCACTTTGGCGAGTAACTTGGAGGCAGTTTCGAGATCGATATTGGCTCCACGGGCAAAGTCCATCGCAATCGTTTGACGATCAAGAGCCTCCGTAACATTGCCCGTGATGGCCGTCAGGATACTTAAACTAGAACGTAATTCGTCATCAGAAAAAGCCAACTTCTCGCGTTCGGTAATAACAGCTTGAATGGCCGCCCCGTGCTCTTCCCAACTGACACCAGCAGCGGTGACTGCCGCTGCCAGACGCGCAATACTCGCCTGTTCTTCCGCCGCAGCCTTGAGAAAAGTCATCCCGGCAGCAACGGCAATGCCGATCCCAGCAGCAGCGGCAACAGCCCCTGCCTTGAGTATCGTACCCATCGAACCGCCAAGCCTAGCTGTCTGATCCTGGGCAGACTTGAATCCCTTTTCAAGCGCAGCGGTGTTAGCCGACATCTTGACGACAAGTTCACCTAACGTCGCCATTTAGCCTATTACTCCGTTGGTTGTGCTAATATTGAACATGAGGAGGGATGGCATGGAGACAAAGCGAGCCATGTTCTTTGACTTTTGGGATGCGGCAAGGTTAGGCTTTGGTTTTGCTCTCGGCTTCATCCTTTGCACCAGCTTGTTTGTTATAGGTGGAAGCATTCTATTCGGGATACTCCTAGCTCTTTCGTCCTAACCGTTGATCTCCTCGTCTTCCGTCGTCCGTTGCGCTGTAGCGATCTCCATGCCCTCTGCCTGTGCCTGGGGGACGTGCAGCGGCAAGCCCGCCTGGGCGCGGTGCATCTTCGATAGCATCTCAAGCATCATGGGGTTGTCCTTCAACGTCTCGAAACCTGCCTTGCGGTCCTTAGCGTTGAAGGCGTCTCTCGCTGCTATCGCCGTGCGGTAATCCAGAATCGCCATCATCAACCCATAATCCTGCTTTAGCGCCTCCCGCGGCGTACAACCAAATGCTTCACATATTACTGAGACTGTACCCTCGAACGGCTGCGGCCCCCACCGGATGACGCCGGGGTTGTCGGTTGTTTCGTAGCCGAGGACGAAATCGGCAAGGGCGCTGATCCGTTTTTTTGTTCCGCCGGCGACTCACCCCTAACGACGAGGGCGAGATACATCAACTCCTCAAGCCGCAGGGACGAGAAGGCGTCAGGGTTGTGGAACGGCTGAGGTAACGGAGCGCCCATGTCGTCCGTCCAGTTCCACTCCACGATGCGCCTCTGGAGAACGTCCACCAGCTCGCCCACCGTATCGTCCATGAGGATCACTTTGCGGATTGCCTCGTCGTCTTCTAGGGCGTCCATCTGGCTCTGTAGTTCCGTCATGCGTCGCATGATGCGGAGGGAGCCTACAGCGAACGAGCTGACGACATTAACCCACTCGCCCTCATGGATGTGGTATTCCACGCCATCTATTTCGATGGTGCAGTCATCGGAGGGCACCTGTCGGGTTGGCGGTTTCATCACACCTCCTTATGTGTCCTGGTTAGGGCGCGGGAAGGGGTGCCAGGAGTTCACCCTCTTCGCGTCCGGAGCGCTATCCCGCGCCTTCGATTACGCTACTGTCCTTGCCAATGCCGCGTTGCCCGCGAAGCTGGCCGAGTAGTCTACGCGCCCGCCGACAGCCCCGCTTATCGAGTAACTCGTCAGGATGATGTCGGTCGAGTCGTAGTTAGGATCGTTTGTCCCGGCACTAGCGCCCGTCGGGTCTACGGCCATCGCCTTCGCCGCAGACGCGCCCACGAAACCGAAGATCGTGGCGTCGCTCATTGCCGCCGTGAAGTCGGGCGATCCGCCTACGTCCAGTGTGTAGTCATAGTTCCCCACAACACGCCTGGGGCCAGCGTCCGCAAAGGACGTTACGACCGGTGCCTCTTGGGTGATGTTCAGCGAAAAGCTGTCGATATCGTCCTCAAGGACAACAGACGCAAGGCTGATATTGACCTTGTTTGCAGCGACTTTCGCCATGTGCTATTCCTCCTTCTACGTTCCTTGAACCGTGCCGAGCGTCACCAGGATGAGAGCGCTAGAGTAGGTGCCTGTAGTGACGACGTGCTTCCAAGCGTTCGTTGCCGATGTGACTGTGACAGACTGGACTTGGTTGGCGGTCATGGCCGTCGATGTCAGGCTCGTCACGTCAACATAGGAGCCCCCCTGCGTGGCGCAGTGTTGAATCTTCATGGTGATGCTGGTGCCCGTAAAGGCGAACACCCTGAAGATGGCCCGAAGGGATTGCCCCGATATGGTCGCGCCCTGATTCCAGCCGTCGGTAGCGCCAGGAATAGTCTCCGCCGCCGTCGATGTCTTGCTCGCCAGAACAACGCCGCGTGACAGTCCGCCACCCCCAGCCGTATCGAAGTTCATTAGAACGGCCCCGCCGATTGCCGCCGACCTGGGGTTGGCCGTGAGTTGCACGATGCTGTCATAAGCAACCGTTCCGGCGACATTCGCTCCAAAAAGTTGCGTCAGGTAATGGTCGGTGCCGTCCGCAAGTAGAAGGAATGTCTGCTCGTCAACGCCGTTATCGGTTGACTCGAACAGGCCGGAGTGTGACTGAGCGAACTCGTAATTGCCCACTGCTCGACGCGGACCTGTATCGGCGAAGGAGGTTATGACAGGTGCCTCTTGGGTGATGTCCAGAGAGGTCGAGGTCAGCGAGCCTGAGAAGTCAAACTCGTCAAGGTAGATTCTACTTGGGTGTGCCGCGTACTTGGACAACGGGCACCTCCTCTTCTGGCTCCCCTGCCGTGATCTCTATCTTCGTCTTGCGTTCGACGATAGCCCCGATGCTCAGCAGGAAGGGGATATGAACCGCATCCTCTTCATCGAAGGTTACAAGCGTCTCCTCATCGGTATAGACACGGACACCCTTCACCGTCTGCGATGGGCGCTCCGACTCGCCGTTATGCAGGCGGAGCTTGCGGGTGATTTGCCGATAGGTTTTCTCCATACTCAGCCTCCTATTCTCGATGCCAGATCACATAATCCTGACGAACGCGATAGATGTTCGTGTCGGGTTCATACTCGTCGCCGTCGCTCTCCAGCAAGCAATCGAGGACGATAGGATCAACTGCCTCAGACGACCAGCGTTGGAGTGCAGCGCGAACCTGGGTCGCTACGGCCTTCGCGCCGGCATAGGTTTTGGCCCAGGAGTCCACCTGGATGCGCGGATGGGCCAACCCCATCTCCGCGCTGAAAGCCGACTCTCTGGGGCCGTCTATCCGTTGATAAGTCACCGCAGGCAAGGTTGGATTCTGCGGCATGATCAGCGGATAGATGCGGGTTGATGTGAGCGCTATCAGGCCCGCATAGGTCGAAAGCCGCGTGAACAGGACGGTCTCTAGTTCGGCCATTAGTAGGAGTCCTCCTGCTCGACTTTCAGGATCGACGCCTCCATGATGTTCTTGAAGGCTTCGACAGCCTCGCCGCTCTTCACGTCTATGGCAGGCCGGAGATAAGCTCGCGCCGGCTTCTGGGATGTGCCGCGCTCGACGAAGCCGCCATACCAGGCAGCCGTGGTGTAACCGATAAGGATGTGAGCCTGCTTCTTCATATCGACGTAGATCAACTCACCCGAAGGCACCCTCACGGGCGTCTTGCCGCCGCCCTTGACTGTGACTTTGGCTGTAATACTCTTCTTGAGCTTTTTCGTTGCGCCGACAGGACAATTAGCTTTCGCTTGCTTGACGATGACGCGCCCGCCAGCGGCCAGGGCTTTTCTCAGACATTTACCCTGACTCTTCTTGGTGAGCTTGAGAAGACGAGCCTCCAACTCCTTGAGACCGTCAATCTTGATGGTGAAGAGTTCAGCCATCTAACCCGTCTCCTCTGGCTTGACAAGTCCACAGCGGAAGGCCAAACCCTCACGAAAGCCAATCTCCTTGATGCCTTGAATATCGTAGTAGTGGCCGTCATACAGGACGCGCATCTCCTCTGTAATATCTGTGCGATAGTGGACGTGCATCCGCAGTTCAACCTCGCGTCCAATCTGGGCAGACGCGAAGCGCTCGGTGTTGCTTACGGGCCAGACGTTCGCCCACAGACTGACGAGTTCGGCCCACGTCTTGATTGGCTCGCCATAGGCATCGGCTGTCTCCGTCGCCTGTTCGATGGTGATGCGACGGTTGAGCTTCCCAACGTCGTCCATGCAATCGATCCAGGGCTGGGGACGAACCATCAGAGCGTCCACCTCCTGTAAGGCCAGAGGAGCATACCGATAGCCGGCGGCAAGTCAGCTACTACGGACCCCCGGTTGGCATAGAGCCACGCAACCATCTCAAGCATGGCTAGTTTGATGCCTTCTGGAACTGCCGTCGCCGCGCCATAACCCGCTATGAAGCGCACCGTCACGGCGTTATTGATGGCCTGCGCCGTCGGCCAACTAACTCCATAAGCAGGCGAGATGCGTGGCGTCAAGGAGCTGGTATCGACGCTATACTTCGTCACCGGCAACCACTCGGTAAGGACGCCGGAGGTGTTGTAATACTTGATGTGCGTCACTGAAACCAGCGGTGCTAGGGGTATCTCAAAGTCACCGGCAGGGAAGGCGT